CGAGGATTACCGACATCATGGTACGGTAAAGTTGCAAAGGAATTGTATCCGTGGCCGCACTGAGGTCAAAAGAATATATTTCCGAGAACCCCTTCTCGGAGAAGGCTTTTACTTTGCCTTCTTGATCGAAAGTCGCGTCCATCGGAAGGTTCTTCAGCAACTTAAACATCCACTCGTGCAGAGGCTTGAGGACCATTTGTGTCCAATAGTCTACTATGGCGATAACTCTGATCTTCCCTGCAGGCTCGTAAAGAGCATGCAGACGACCCAGAACAAGTTCCTTTAAGGAAACTGGGACCCACTTACGAATATGGCCACCCTGGCCATAAAGTGGTTTGAGAGGAGGGAAACCGCAGAACTGTTCTAGTGGTACCAATTTACCATCCTTTCGGAATCGTAGTGCAAGATCAGATTGCTGGGTCAGCTGTAGCCATTTTAACAAATGGTTCTCCGGTTGGAGAGTCCACGCATATGCGTCGATAGCAGCCCCTAGGAGTGCGCTCGGGTGATTAGGCCCTGCTTTCGGTGTAACAAAGGCTTGCTTGACTGTAAGGTCGGGCTTATAAAGCTTAGTTGGTGAATACTGGAAGATAAATTGATCCCAGAAGAACTCCTTACAGAATATGGTAAACTGCACGAAGTCTTCCAGACTCTCAAGCACAGGGTGTGCTTGAGTAATGGTGGATAATGGGACTTTCCCATATATGCCGTTTATCGCTTTGTAAGAGTTAAAGATGGAGGAAAACAGTCTAACAGTCACAATGTCACCACCCCGAATGCGGGCTCTGAATTTAGCTGGGAGGGCTTTCGGAAGGCCGTTGGACAAGCGAATCCGTGTACCCAGAGGTTCAGTAGAGGTCATTTTCTGTCCGCCCATGTATGAGTTCAGGACGAATAAATATATTTTAAGCCGATTTATGACGGCGTTCGTACCTCGAGTCTCATACAGGGTGAGCAGGTGATCTCTGAATCTTCGGAGGTCTTTCCGATCCGCGATGGATAGTATGGATCCCTTGGCCCACCAGTGGAGCTTAAAAGCCCACCGGAAAAGCCACTTCCCAATGTTTCCACTGGAAAGTGTGATCATTGATCTATCACCCCCATTACGCCAGCCTTCATTAGCCAACACTGATGAAAAGAGGAACATAAGTGTCTTCTTCGCCACGTAGCCGAGTTCATCCGAACCGAGCAGTGGTGGGTAGGATTGAGGGGGGGTATTTTTGGAAGAGGGGTCCGTGGGATCGAACGACGCAGGAGAAGAAGGTGAAGAGGATGATGCAGATGATTTTGAAGAGGAAACTAGTGGGCTGTCGCCCGGTTGGGCTAGGACCACCATGGTTCGACCAGCCGTAAGCAGCACTCTAGTGGTTACTATGTAATCTGCCTCGGATAAATACAAGATGGACCCAGGGTTCATCGGGTCTACGCAAGCGTAGTACCCAGCATTTACTCGATCCCATGACACTTTCTTATATAGGGTGTGGTTCG